AAACAAGCGTGCCACAAGAAATGATTTACACAGTGTAGAAACTATCATTTCTGCGTTGGAAACAGATCCCGAAAAGGATGACAAATTACGAGATGCACGTGAGCATTTTGCCCGTGAAGGTGTGCCTTTTATGGAAGGCATGGAATTACCGCCACCCACTGGCTACACAGAAGTAAACTTTTTAGCTCGGTTGCGTGATCGTATTGTAAATCAAGGCATGCAACCCATATTTGAACGTCAACAGTTAACGGAAGCTGCTGCCAGAATTGAACACTTGGAAGATCTAGTGTTTGAAAAAGGCACACGTGGTATAAAGGAAGCATTGGCCATCATTCAATCAGCCGCTGACAACACAGCAGATACCACCACTGTGAAATGGGACGGAAAACCCGCAATCATTTGGGGTCGTAACCCCGAAGGTCGTTTTGTGCTAACAGACAAGTCTGGCTTTTTGGCCAAGGGCTATGATGGACTTGCAACTAGCCCTGATCAGTTGGCACGTATTCAAAATATGCGCTCGGGTGAGCGTGGCGAATTAATTGGCATTTATGCAAAACTATGGCCCATGTTGGAAGCCGCTACACCTCAAAACTTTAAAGGCTATGTTCAAGGCGATTTATTGTACACTCAAACACCGCCGGAACAAGCAGGTGCTTACGTGTTCAAACCCAACTTCATTGAATATCGTATTCCAGTTGCCAGTAAACTGGGTCAAGCCATTGGCGAGTCAGATGTGGGCATAGCTGTACACACACGGTATGCAGATCCTGGTGCACCGGCAGAACCCATTAAGCATATCACATTCAATCCGCATCCAGGCCTATTATTGATTGAACCCACACAAAAAGATATTCAAAACGTTGCACCCAGCAAAAAATTAGAAAAAGAATTACGCAGTGTGGTAGCACAAAATGGCGCCGCAATTGACAGTCTTTTTAATCCTGCCGATTTACGTGCAGCCGGTATTACAGATTTGCCGCAACTGTGCAAGCGTTATATCAATTCAAGAATTACAAGCAACTACGACAATTTGTTGGCAGATTTTGGTCCTTGGCTGCAAAAGTCAGTGACACCACGCAAGTACAACAACATAGTGGAATACCTACAAAGTCCAAGATCAAACCTAGACGGTATTTCAGCAGCCTTTACCAGCTTCTTGTTGTTACACGAAATCAAAACAGACATGCTGAATCAGCTGGATCGTCAACAACCCGGGCAAGAAGGTTGGGTCATTGCTAGCGATGCTGGTCGTGCCAAGTTAGTGAATCGATTTGGTTTCTCAGCTGGCAATCGAATCTTAAACAATCCCAATTTGGGCTAGTAACTCCTGAAATTTACCAAACGGTATAAATAAGTGTAGGGCAACAAGCCCACATACTTAGGAGATTTAAAATGGCAACATTCGCAAAAACAAATGGTTCAACACAACCAGTATTTAACTTGGACGTTCGTAACGGTTCACCAGCTCAAACAGCTGCATTGAACATTGCTGGTCCAGTTCAACCACAAGGTCCAAAACTAGACTTTTTCAGTTTAGTAGCTAACGGAAACATCTCTCTACAGGGCGGTGTAAACGGTTATGTAGGTAACGTATTGCAAGCTATCCAAAACGGTACAACAGACGCAGGCGCTGGTGGTACAGTTGCAATGTATCAAGTTGCTGCTGACGGCGTAACATTGAGTATTGCTATCTACCCAACTGGTGCTTACACAACAGCAACATTGGTAGCAGCTGCTCAAGTAGCTAACTCTACAATTGGTATCCCAACTGCCAACGTATCAACAACAGCATCATTCACAACAGTTTAATTTCGGACTAACCGTTGTAACAAAAGAACCTCAGTTATTACTGGGGTTTCTTTTTGACCGTTAAATATGCCTGCAAATGAAGATTCAATGTCAAACTCTTTTCGATATCACAGCCACAGGTACTACCGGACATGTCAAGCCCAGTCGCATGCCCTATCAAGATCTGGCCGGCACAAAGATTTTCAACACAGAATCATGGAATAGATCTAGAAATCAACAAAGAAACTGGGAAACTGTGACACAGTTGATCAGTTTGCGCACACAGGTTGATAATTTAAAAGAACCTCAACGGATCAATGATCGTTGGTGTTTTGAATTTGAAGTAGAAAATCAAAATCTTTTTGCCAATGGCCAGGATAAGTTATCTGTGTTAAAAGTAGACTGTGCCGGTGTTCCCATGCTGGTCGGACTGGATGAATCAGCACAAACTGTAACAGTTTTGGCAGTGGACATAAACATATGGTTTGCACTAACAGAATAAATACATGATAGGAAAACTGACCATGTCTGAAACCACTGAAATTGAAAAAAAGAGCTTGGAAGCACACGTTGAACTGTGTGCAGAACGCTACAACCAACTGGAACAGCGATTTGAGCATGTTGATGAAAAAATCGTCGGCCTTGAAAAACTCATGCGCGAAGTACATGACATGGTGCAACGCATGACAGAAAAACGCACTGATCAATTGATCAGCTGGGGCCTGGGCGTAATTGGATTATTGGTAGGCACAGTGGGCTGGTTAATGGCCACTTACGTATTTAAATAAATGAAAGATCAAGAATTAGAAGCTTGGGTGCGTAACGAATTGCGCACTGTCATGCCCAATTTTATTTGGTGCAATGATCAAGGTGAATATGAATTATTCGGAAAATATCGCATAGTATCCAATCGTCCCGGATATACTGTGTACTGCTTGGCTAACCCAGTAGGCGAATTTAGTTCGACCAAAACTGCTGTGAGTTGGTGTGTGGCAGACAAATATTGTAATTATAATTTGGCCCGTGAAATTCACACTACAGATTCAAGACTAACAGCAGTGAGCAACGATGTATTTGTGCGTGCTGGGGTTGCTAATCGCAGCAAACAGGCTGATTTTCGAGAATCAATTGATATCAAATTGGAAACTAAAATAATTCGTAAAAAAGAATTGGAAAATCAATTGACCAAATGCGTTAATTTGGCTAAATATTTACAACAAAAAGGATTCGATAATGAAACTGCAAGATCTGGCCGCGCCACAAAAAACCAAACAAGTCGCTAAAGTGATGGAAAGTCACTTTGGTCAAAACGTTAGCTTTGAGTCAATTTCAAAGCGCCAAGCCCACAGCATGTTAAACCGTGTGCGTGGATTGATCAGTGAGCATCGTCGTCAACCTGAATTTCACAGCAGTGAGCAAAACCCTGCTTATTTGAAATTGGTCATGATGGAACAGGCCCTGGCAATCAAGTTAAGTGAACAAGATGTTGCTCCAGTGGCAGGAACAACAGCCACTCCTGGACAAACCCCTCAACAAGCAGCTGCACTACAATCGCAACAACAAATGCAAAAGCGCAAACAGATTCAAGATCAAATGCGCGAACTTGACAAACAAAAAGCTGAATTACAAAAGCAATTGAGCATGGCCGAAAGTGCCCATAGTTTACGTCGTAAATTAAAAGAATCAGAAGTTCAACAGGCTCAAGTTGTGTTGGCATCACAGGACATGGTTGATCAAGTACAAAAAATGATTGAGCAAGTTACTTCAATGCAGTTCAAAGATTTACCAGCACTGGTTGATCAAATCAAGAACGAAGTTGGTGTTGATCAAGCGCAACAATTCAATGCAGATGCCACAGCGGCTCTAGCAGGTCTTACACAGAACTTGCAAGGTTCAAAAGGACAGTTAGAAACAGCACTGGGTGTGGTCACTGGACAAGCTCCTGCTGTTCCTGGTGCTGACATGGCTCCTGCAGAAATGCCTGTGCCTGACATGGGCGCAGAAGAATTACCGGCTCCTGAACCCGAAGAGGAAGAAGAAGTTTCAGACTTAGAAGTTAGTTTGGGACGCGGCAAGAGATAATGCGTTTACATGAGTTTGCTGATCCCAATGCTCAAAAGCTATTGGCATTGACCACTTGGTTAGCAGACCGCGCCAAGGATGAAAATGCTCGCGGACAAATCAGTCAAGACGCATTCATTGATGTGGCCAAAAGTTTGGGGGTCAATGTTACCAAAGAAAACCTGGGTGAACTTATTGCCCAGGATCCTCTCAAAAATGTGTTAGAACCCTTGGATCCAAATTCCGGAGTGGTTCGATTCCGAGGCGAACTAGAAACCGATGCAGGCATGACAGTGGATCAAGCCCGAGCCACTGTAGATTCCAATGCCAAGGCCGCATTAAAGCGCCGAATGAAATAACCAAAACGGTTGTAAATACACACAAACTGTAGTACAATAACACATGGAGATGTATTATGGCCTATTCAGAAAAAGTATTAGATCACTACGATAATCCACGCAACGTGGGCAAAATGGACGCCGCTGACCCCACAGTGGGCACAGGCACAGTGGGTGCGCCAGCATGCGGCGATGTCATGCGTTTACAAATAAAGGTTGAAGATGGTATTATTACGGACGCCAAGTTCAAAACTTACGGCTGTGGATCGGCAATTGCATCCAGCAGCCTTGTTACCGAATGGGTCAAGGGCAAATCAATTGAGGAAGCAGGCACAATTAAGAACAGCCAAATTGCTGAAGAACTCGCGTTGCCGCCTGTTAAGATCCACTGCTCAATACTCGCTGAAGACGCGATAAAAGCTGCCATAGAAGACTATAGGAAAAAACATGATAACAATAACTGAAACAGCACAGGCCAAGATTGCTGATATTCTAGCCGAAGAAAACAAGCCCAATCTAAAAGTTCGTGCATTTGTACAAGGCGGCGGATGTTCCGGATTCCAGTATGGATTTACCTTAGATGAAGAAACCGGCGAAGATGACTTTGAAGTTCATGGTGTACTAGTTGACTCCATGAGCATGCAGTATCTTGCTGGTGCAGTGATTGACTACAAAGACGACATCAACGGCAGCAGTTTTTCAATCACGAATCCCAATGCCGAAACAACCTGCGGCTGTGGATCAAGCTTCTCGGCATGATTGCAGTCACTCCGGCAGCTGCCAGCAAAATAGCACGCAACCTGGATCGACGCGGCGGCGGCTTGGGCATACGCATAGGAGTAAGAACCACTGGGTGTTCGGGATTGGCCTATGTACTGGAGTATGTGGATGATCTAACACCCGGCGATGATGTTGTGGTACAAGATGGATTCAGCATTGTTGTCAACAAAAAAGATCAACCTTATTTAAATAATTTACAAATCAATTATGTGCGTCAAGGTCTCAACGAAGGCTTTGAATTTATTAACCCTAACGAAAAAGATCGTTGCGGATGCGGAGAAAGTTTTAGAATTTGATAGCAGCATATATCTCTCCACGACACCGTCTGTGCAAGAATTATTACCCCAGCGCAGGATGGCATCGAACACCACAACTCTCTAAGTTTTTACGATTCTCGGAGATGAAACTTTTCTATGATTGGGATGAGTTTGAATCAGCAACGGCCAGCGTAAAAATAGCATTTGATGATTTTGATTCTCTTAAAATAGAACATAAACTTACCCAGGACGAGTTGATCAAGCATGTGGAGAAACTCAGCCAGGCATCGGATTGGGTTTTTATAATCGAGACCGAGATGTACTATCATGAGTATATATTGCTGAACAGTCCTGACTACATTCCACCAGACAACGTGAAATGGCTGATGCCCGGTACTGTTTTAGGTCGCGAGCAACATATCATAGATTGGCAGTATCACCTCTGGCGGCTAGACAATCTTTATCGAATTGAGAATAAAGGTTATCTCGAGTGT